GGTCATAGGCGTTTGTAGCGCCTCCCCACAACGCCATCCCTCCAGCCATCGCGCTCATCGGGTCATACTGTTGTCGGAAATAGTTCATTTCCCATACACTCCAAGCCAATTACTGTTATAGGACGGCGCGGATGATTGCTGACCGCCAAACAATCCGCCGAGCCCAGAAAAGATATTCGATCCACCACCAGCACCCATGGTCCCCGCAGCACCCATGGCCATCCCGCCAAGACCACCTAAATAGTTGCCCCAGATTCGGCTTGAGGCTCCAGGGTCCATTTGACTGGCGATGTTCGATTGCAGCCCGGCTCCGGCAAGACTCGCATTGGCTATCGCATTCCCTGTGTTTGTGACAAGCCTTCCGTTCAGATCAGCGCCTTGCATCGCTAAATTACCGTACTGCCCGGCCCCCTGCATGCCGAGATTGCCGTGTGCTAGAGCGGCCTGCTCACCCATACCCACGTTCCCTTGTAAGAGCTGGCCCTTTTGCAGGTAGCGGTTAAATGCGTTGTTATACTCCTGGCTGCCCATGTCTTGCCCATACTGCGCCAAGGCTCTAAGTGTGTCACCGCTGCCCAGCATGCCAGATGCAGCCGCATTCCCCATAATAGCGTTTGAGCCAGATTTCAGCCTGAAGTCATAGCCAGGGTCCATATAATCACCTGGCTGTGTCCCCATATGCTGGCTCAGTGCGCTAATTTGCTCGCGCCCAAAGTTTGTATAAGGGTCAAGTTGTGCTTGCGCTTGCCGCTGACTGTTGACTAAATAATTCTGCGCATCATTGGTCTCGTTTTTCGCAAACTTCTGCGCATCGTACCCCGTACGGTTGAGGTAATCGACGGAGCTGTCAGCCGCAAATTTCGCGTTGCGCATCTGCTGCTGTTGTAATGCAAGCTTTTTCTTTTCTGCGCTTGACCCAAAGAGACTACCTAGAGCACCCAACCCAAGCCCAGCCGCCCCAGCACCCAGCATCAGTGGTAACATAGTCGCCCTCTCTTACGCGTTGGTTCCATCGGCCAACACATACTGCGTTAACGTCTTGGCCCAAATCGGCTTATTGATCGTCGTATCGAAAAACATAAACCCAATAAACGGAGCAGGGATAGGGCGTTGCTGCGTGGAGCCTGTTGCTGTCAACGTATTGAATGCCGCCACAAGGGAAAAGAACCACCGTGTTACACGTGGGCTTTCAAACGATTCCCCTTGCGGGATGTTGGCAATCGTTATCATGCAATGCACGGGTCTATTGTGAGATAAGCCCCAGTCACGCGCCGGGGTATCGGATCGCTGATCGAAAACTCAATCGCAAAGTCACGTGCAATACCAAACTGATCAGATTTCGCCCGCCTGGTATAGTGCCCCTGCTTGCCTAGCGATATATGCCTCTCAATAGGCCATGTGTATCCACCGTCTTTACTGACTCGCATGATGCCGTGCGGGTCATCCCCTGGGGGGACCGCCGTCCCCAGTCCTGTTTCCATATCGACCTGAATAGAATGTATCGTGATATGGTCGCCCTCCTTGAGGAGGTGCTGGCTTGTCACTCGAAACGGAAGCACCATGCCATCTTCCGTGTATAGTGATTCATCCATATGATATAGGACGCCGGTGAAGGCATCTGAGATGTATACACGCCCCGCTGCTCCTATTGCAAAGAGCCCTCTATAATACGGCTTCCCATGGCTTTCACGGTCAGACCATTCCCCAGCACTCGCATCATAGACCCACGTATGAGCCTGTGTGGTATCGGTGCCTTGGATGGTCACTTGAAACAACCCATGGCCTAATGCCGTATACCCAGTGCACACTGCACTACCAAGACTAAGTTTTTTTGTATCCTCTTCAATTTGTGGCGAGGCAATGGGTAAAACTTCATACCCGTTCGCGCGGTAGATACCAAGATCCCCACTGGACTCACCAATGAAAAAGAGATCTTGCCCAACCTTGGCGTGGCCATATTCAGAGACACCGCCAACCTCCGTATTCGCACTGGCTGACGGCTGGAACCCTAGCGCACCAGGGATCGTCACCGGAGCAGCCCCCCACCACTCGATAGACCCTCTCCCGATAATCATGAGGTCATCAGCATGGCGCGTTACCGTCACAATGGCATCAGGCTTGGATGCTGGCTCGATATAGTTCAGCCCATCCCATTCCAGCCCGTCCTTGACATTGCTGGCGTAGACACGCCCAGCCTTATCCCCGCTGATCGTATAGACCCAGAAACGTCCAGCGAGATACACGCCACCCCTTGCCCCAAAAGGGAAATCAACGTCACTAATGGTTTCGACAACGCCGGTTGCGAATGTATAGATCTGGGCGATCACGCCATCATTGACAAACAGTTGTACGCCATTTTCATCAATCCATACTGGGCCGCTCGAAGTAGCCAACGTCATAACCTGCTCGGATGAACCTTCAATAACACGCAATAGTTCTCCGCCAGAGGCGATAAAGAACTCCCTGCTCCCGTCACGGCAAAAGATTGCCCGTGCAGGAACTGTAGAGAACGTTTCAACCTTGCGCAGCCCTGGCAGACCAAGAATAGCCACTGCCTGTCTTCCGTTTGTGGATTCCTCCATAACTGCGTTCACGCGCTTGACTGACGAAATAAACGGGGACCGAGCTTGCTGGCCTATCCCAAAAATAGGAACGGCTCGTCTCGTCTGCGCCTCGCCAGTAACCGGCATTACCGATCCCCCGTAACGTTATACCCGTACCCAGATCCCCCACTCAGTCCACTCAGGCCCAGCCTCACTCTTGGGGCAGGCTTCATGTTATTCCGGATAAGAGCCCCTTCGATATCATCAAGGATGGCTTCATTCTTCTCGGTCCAGATCTGCCCATAGTCAGGCGCAACACGCTCAGCCAGCTTGTATTGCAGCCATGAAAAATAGGTCGGCGGTATCAACACCTCGTCATCAAGGCTCGAGAACTTCTCTAATGACGACTCGACGGTAAGGTGTAGCGAGGACAAGCTATCTGACGGAACAGGATACACATAGAGCGAGCCGAACGGATAAGACGCCTGATAATAGACAAACGTACTCCATCCACAGAATTGCAGAGATTTGAGCGCAATCGCATCGTAATCGTTTTTGCTATGGGAAATGGACGCAGGATAGTCAATATTCTCTCGCCGTACATAGCCATGCAAAATCTCAGTCGGACGAGCGGCGTTGATGTGAGCCCCGCTGCCACCGATGGTGTAGAACGATTGTCCACTTACTAATGGGATAGTCAGGTCTTGTTGGTATGAGGAAAAGACTTTTTCAATATTTGCTTGCTCAATGATGTCATTGAGTCTATACCCTGCTTCATTGGCCGTCACCGCATCAAGCGATTCACCACGACCGATCACTCTCGCAATCCGATAGCTGAAATCAATCAGGTCCCGAACTGTGCGAGGAGCATCGAACGTCGTCTGGCTGAGGCCAATCGGCATTTACTTACCCTTTTTCTTCGGCTTTTCAGCAACCACGCCTTCCCCAAAGAACACATCGGCCTGTGCCCATCCATCAGCCAGTGCCCGCTGCTCCTCATCAGCAGCGTCTACAATCTTCTGAATGGGTGCGTCATTTTCAAACCGATACAGCATCTTCGGATATTCCTGAAAACTCACGTCCAGTATCCTTTCTTTGATTCCATGGCTCGTGTAGCCATGAGAGTAAATTCCCTGCTGTCCTTCCAGCCTTTCTTCCTGAAAGCGTCGTACTCGTCACGGGAATAGACGGCGATGGCCTTATGCGAGGATGATTCCTCTGGCCTCCCAGACATCAGAATTGCGTAGGGTTCCTGGCTTTTATAGGTATGGTCGATTGCCATTCAGCCTTTCAGGGGAGGGGATTCCCCCTCCCCATACTCAGGTTAGTTTGAAGCAATGCGAACGGCTTGCTGCCTTCGGATTGTCTTAAACCCGTACAGTACATCTAAGCGGGTTCTGAGTTTATCAGACCCCACTTCGTACTGACGCACCAGACGCATCGATATGTCGTCCATCACTTCACGGCCCGACATATCAACGCCCTTCGGCATGACCAGATCCGCTGTCGCCAGTGCAAAGGCATCCTTGTAGAACAAGAGATCTAGCCCGTACACAGCGTT